GTGACTGCCACCGCTAACCGCACTGGTGTTGATCTCGTGGATTACGAGGGCGACATTATGGCCGTTCTCGATGCTGAAGCCGGTGGCTCTGGCATCACCTACGCGGTGAAGATCCAAGACTCTGCCGACAACAGCACCTTTGCTGATGTTTCTGGTCTGGCCTTCACGACCACGACTGCCAACACCGCACTGACCGAAACCCTTCGTATCAACAGCGATGAGGTCAAGCGTTACATCCGCGCCGTTGTCACCGTTGCTGGTGGTACTGGTGCTGGTGCTCTGAGCGTTGTTGCTCTCGGTTCTAAGAAGTACGGCTGATCATGGCACTAGCAGACTTTCTGACTGACGACCTGGCGGTTTTTTTCGACGATCCTTTCGGAGTGTCGGCAACGTCGGGTGCGACGACCGCGAAAGTCTTGCTCGATCAGCCCAGTCAGGTCTTGGCTGGTGACATGGTCCTAACCACGGATTTTCAAGTCACCGCCAAGGCTTCTGACTTTGGGACATTGCTGGCAGGAGCCAGCATCACTGTTGATTCAGTGGCTTACACCGTCAGAGAGACCCGTCTGATTGGCGATGGCCTGCTCTGTGAAATCTCGCTGCAGAAGACATGACGACGCTGCGCGAAAACATTCTTGATGACATCGTCAGCAGCTTGACGGGCACAACCAACGTCGGAACGCGCATCTACAGAAGCCGTGTGGTGCCGTTGCAGCGTGGTGAAAGCCCTGCTTTGGTTGTTGAAGCAATCAGCGACACCCCTGAACAAAACACCAGCCTGCCAACGCTGGACTGGTCGCTCACAGTGCGTGTGTCTGTGATCGTGCGTGGTGATAAGCCTGATGAAGTTGCAGATCCGATTGTTGAGAGTCTGCACAGCAAAATCATGGCTGATCTGACGCTTGGCGGTTACGCAATCGACGTGCAGCCAGGAACGACAACATTTGAGATGGTTGACGCTGATCAACCAGCTGGTGTCATTGGTGTGGAGTATTTAGTGCGCTATCGCACCCGTCTCGCTGACCTGACTCAAGGCCCATGACTATTATGGGTTCTGATAGTCAACTTGCTGTTCTCAACTGAGGTTTTGACCGATGGCACTTAGAACGAGTCAACGCCTTTTGTTGGCGAAGATTGAAAGCAGCTATGGCACTGATCCCACGCCGTCGGGATCAGCTAACGCGATCTTGGTCCGCAGCCTTGAGATCAGCCCTTTCCAGTCTGACGTTGTTGAACGTGAGCTGATTCGTGGCTACATGGGCAATTACGAGACTTTGCACGCCAACCAAAGAGTTGAGGTGACTTTTGAGGTTGAGATGGTTGCCTCTGGCACTGCAGGCACAGCGCCTGCTTTTGGCCCGTTGCTCAAGGCTTGCGGCAACAGTGAGACCGTTGCCAGCGGCACCTCTGTCACCTATGCCCCGGTGAGCAGCTCATTCAGCTCAGTCACCTTGTATTACTACACCGATGGCGTGCGCCATAAAGTGACGGGGGCTCGTGGCTCGTTCTCGATCAGTGCTGAGATTGGCGCAATCCCGACCATCAGCTTCACGATGATCGGCATCTATAACGCACCGGACGACAGCGCCAACCCAACGCCGACTTATGCAAACCAGGCCAAGCCTGTGCTGTTTAAGAACGGCAACACCACTAGCCAGCAGCTGTTCGCTTATGCCGGGGCTGTGCAGTCGTTCAGCTTCGATCAAAACAACCAAACGGTTTACCGCGAGCTGGTCGGCGGCACTAAAGAGGTGTTGATTACTGATCGTCGTCCTGGCGGCAGCATCGTGCTTGAGGCTGTGGCAATGGGGACTAAAAACTATTTCACTGCCATCACTGGCACGGCCACTGGAAACAACACGTTCCAACACGGTCAAACCGCTGGCAATAAGTTCACGTTCAGCGCACCCCAAACTGATTTGTCTTCTGTGAGCTACTCAGATTCTGATGGGATTCAGATGCTGAACTTTGACTACACAGCCACGCCAACAACAGCAGGCAACAACGAATACTCGATTGTTTTAACTTGATGCGCTAGTTTTAGGGCGAATTATTTCTTTTATGGGATTCGTCCTTAAAAAGTCCAACTGCTACAAGTGGCCCGTTTCTGTGGATGTCCCTGTCGATGGGGGCAAGCATGAGCGGGTCACTTTTGATGTTGAGTTCAAAGACTTGACGCAAAGCCGTCTGCTGGAGATTGCTGAGCTAAGCGGTGAAGGCAATCTTTCTGATGTTGAGATTGCCCGTGAGGTGATGTCAGGTTGGGCTGGCGTTGAGGATGAGGACGGCAAGGAACTGCCTTACAGCATCACCAAGCGTGACGAGCTGCTTGACGTGCCGATGCTGGCCAGCGCGATTGCCGGCGCTTACTTGGAAAGCAAGCAGGGAGCCAAGAGAAAAAACTAGAGGAGGCCGTTGAGTATCTGTTCAACGGCCCTGATGACAAGTCAGAGCTGATGGCTGATGCCAAGGCGTTTGGCTTGGCGTTGCCTGAGCCTAATGCGCCTGAAGATTTTGAGGTGTGGCCTGACAACTGGCCTGCTGTTGAGATGTTCCTGCGTTGCCAGACGCAATGGCGCACAACGGCCTCAGGCGTTTGTGGGCTGGACTATTCAGCTGTTGAATGGCTGTTTAGACTGTATGAAGTCGAGGATCAGCCGGCCGTGCTTGAGAACTTGCAAGTCATGGAAGCTGCGGCGGTCAAGATCCTAAATAAGGAGCAAGGCTGATGCAAAAGTCAGTCTTCCAAATGCTTCTGGATGTCAAAACCAGAGGCTCAAACAACATCAGGCGGCTCGGCAGAGATCTGCAGGGAGTGCAGGGCAAAGCCAAGAACTTGGCTTCGTCCTTTGCTGGTTTAAGCAAACCACTCATTGCGTTAGCTGGTATTGGTGGTGGTGCTGCTCTGCTGAAAAGCATATTTGGCACCGCTGCAGAGCTTGAGTCACAAACTCGCTCTCTAGAGGTTTTAACAGGCAGCGCCGAAAAGACATCTCAGATCTTGGCTGAAATCAAAGCCTTTGGTGCAGCGACTCCTTTTCAGGTCCGTGAGCTTATTGATGTCACTAAAAAGCTGAAGGCGTTCGGCATCGAAACTGACTCTCTTGTCGATACGACAAGGCGTCTTGGCGATGTTGCTGGGGCGACCGGTGCTGAGCTTGACGGCATCGCAACAGCTTTCGGTCAAATTCGCGCAAAGGGCAAATTCCAGCAAGAGGAAAACTTGCAGTTGCTTGAGCGTGGCGTTGATCTAACGACTGAGCTGAAGGAGATGTATGGCCTCTCAGGTGATGAGTTGGCCAAGGCAATGACAAAAGGTCAAATCAGTTTTGACGCAGCAAATCAGGCACTTATCCGCTTGACGAGCCAAGGCGGGACATACTTTGGCGGTGCCATTGCTCAAGCCGACACGCTTAATGGCAAGCTCTCAACGCTTCAGGATGCGTTCATCACCTTGGGTCAAAACATCGGCAAAGTTCTTGAGCCGATATTTAAGTCAATCATTGATTTCCTCACGGTTCTGACAAATCAGATAAATAACTTATTTAGAGAGGCAGAAATTGCAAACAAAGTTAGGGAAGAATTCGGCTTAGACACAGTTATGGGTCGGCAAAAGCTCAAGAGAATAAGCGTTGCAGAGCGCCGTCAGCTTTTCAAAGATATTGCAGCAAGAGAAGAGGAACTTAGGCAAACAGACTTTGGCATGGACAGGCTGCGGCCAGATGCAAAAACGCCACCACTCCTTAAACAGCTGACTGGGGGCAAAGTGACCAAGGAAGCAGTGCAAGCTTCTGACGAGATGCGTCAGATCCTTGAAAAAATTAACGTTGCAAGAGTTGCAGGCAATGAGTTCCAGCTTGCAGGACTTGAGTTTGATCGCGAGATGCTACGAATTCAAGAGGAGGGCTTGACTGGCAACAATCTTGCAATAGCTCAAAGCAGTGCCTTGGCGGACTTTGACTTAAAGCGTCAACAGCTTTTGTCTGGCACTACTGAAAAGCAGAAAGAACTCAACAAAGAGACTGACAAATACGCAATCACGCTTGATCAAATCAAAGACACGCTGGCTAATCAAATGACCAGCGCGATTGAGGGCCTGATTGACGGCACTAAGACTCTGGGCCAATCGTTGTCTGGCCTGTTGCGGACTTTTGGCAGCATGTTCCTGCGGTCAGGCATAGGCTCGTTTGTAGACGGAATTTTCAAAAGCGCCAAGGGCAACGTGTTTGCTCAGAACGGCATCGTTCCTTATGCCAAGGGTGGTTACATTGGCCGGCCTACTCTGTCGCTGATGGGTGAAGCTGGCCCAGAAGCCGTGCTTCCCTTGCGCCGTGGCCGTGGCGGTCGCCTTGGTGTTGAAACTTCAGGCAACGGCATGGGTAACGTGGTTGTCAACGTCGATGCCAAGGGAACAGCCGCGCAAGGTGATTCGCCGTCAGCAAACCAGCTTGGCAAGGCTATTGGCGCTGCTGTGCAAGCCGAGTTGATTAAGCAACAACGACCTGGGGGCCTTCTGTCACGCTAATGGCTACTTTTCCAGACATCAGCCCTGACTATGGGGCACAAAAAACAAGCCAGCCAAATGTGCGAACTGTGCGTTTTGGTGATGGCTATGAGCAGCGTTTAACTTTTGGATTAAACCAAAATCCCAAGGTTTGGAACTTGAGTTTTGTCAATTTGACAGAGACTGACTCAGACACCATCGAAACCTTTTTGGATGCACGCGCTAGTGACAACGCATCCTTTGACTGGCAGCCGCCTAACGAAAGCACGACCTACAAGTGGGTCTGTGAGGAATGGTCTAAGTCGATCCCGTTTGCTAACCGGGCTACGATACAGGCAACATTCCGCGAAGTGTTTGAACCGTAATGGCTATCACCACTAGAGCGACAAAGGGTAGCCCGCTCACCCACACTGAGGTTGACACCAACTTCACGGATCTTCGCGACAACAAAGCTGGCTATGTGACCGGTGACGGTGGTGCGGTTACGCAGTCAACGTCTAAAAGCACAGGCGTCACGCTGAGCAAAAAGTGCGGTCAGATTACGTTGCACAATGCTGCTTTGGCAGCTGACACAACCGTGTCTTTCACGTTGACGAACACAACGGTTGCAGCAACTGATCTGCTTGTGCTTAACCACGTCAGCGGTGGTACGGCTGGGTCTTACCTGTTGAACGCTCAGGCTGCTGCAGGCTCAGCCAGCATCAATGTCCGCAACATCACCAGTGGCTCGTTATCTGAAGCCATCGTCATCGGTTTTGCCGTAGTTAAAGCTGTTATTGCTTGAGCATGGCCTACGTCGTCACCGGCTACTGGAACGCTGGTTATGACGACCAGCAGTCCAGCGCCGACATCACCAGTCAACTGCAAGGCATTGCGCCAACGGAGGTTATTGAGCTGTTTCAGCTTGAGCTGAATGCTGATCAGCATGGAGTCAATCAGACGTATTACTTCGACGGCGGTCGCCAGAACGACGGTGCGGGCGTGACATTTGGTGGGCAGCTCTACACTTCCATCCCGATGGAGGCTGACGGCTTCGCCTACAACGGCCAGGGCAGCTTGCCGCGTCCAACGCTTCGGATTAGCAACCTGTTCAGCACGATTACGGCGTTGATCGCAACGCTGCCGAACGGTTTAGAGGGTGCAAAGGTCACGCGCATCCGCACTTTGGCGCGGTACATCGACGATGTGAACTTCAGGAGTGAAACGCTCTTGCTGGTCACTGAAGGAGGTGACCGGCTTACGACTGAGTCAGGCGATTTCTTTGAAGCATTTTCGTCCTCAGGCAACCCGCATGGAACGCCGGACAGCACAGCAATTTTTCCAAGGGAGATCTATTACGTTGATCGCAAATCGGCTGAAAACCGCAACCTGATTGAGTTTGAGTTGGCCTCAGCTTTTGATCTTGCTGGTGTTAGGGCACCTAAGCGTCAGTGCATCAGCCGCTGCCAATGGGTCTACAAGTCAACCGAGTGTGGTTATGACCCGACTGTTGGCCCAGGCAAAACAGTTGATGGGGTCAATTACAGATTTTTCACGGCTAACGACGCCTTTGAAGACGAGATTGGGAATGCAATCACCGAGGCTGATGACGTGTGCGGCAAACGTCAGAGCAGCTGTGAGTGCAGATTTGGTGAAAACAAAGAGCTACCGTTTGGTGGTTACCCCGGCATTGGAACGTTCTTCGCATGACCTGGCGCGACACAGCACTACAAGACGCTAAAGATCGCGATCCATGGGAAGCGGTTGGTTTGGTTGTTGTGGTCAAAGGGCGTAGGAAGTATTGGGCGTGCCGGAATATGGCGCACAACATGCAGGACATGTTTGTGCTTAACCCTGAGGACTATGCAGCTGCAGACGATGCAGGCGAGATTGTCGGCATTGTGCATAGCCATCCAAAGACTGCACCAATCCCCAGCGAGGCTGACAAGGTGTCAGCTGAAAAGCACGGCCTGCCTTGGTACATCGTCAACCCAAAGACTGAGACCTGGGGCGAGTACACACCCTGCGGTTACAAGGCCCCGTTGATTGGCCGCAAATGGACCTGGGCGGTGAATGACTGCTGGACGCTGGCGCGTGATTGGTACGCAGAGCAAGGCATCAACCTGCGTGACTGGGACAGGCCGTCAACACCAGAACAGTTTCTGGCAGCTCCAATGTTTGATGGAGCGTGGGCTGCTACTGGCTTTCGGGAGCTTGCAGAAGATGAGTCGTTGGAACGTGGAGATCTGTTGTTGATGCAGATCAACGGCAACGGCCTGAATCACTGTGCGGTCTACATCGGTGATGGCATGGTGCTGCATCACCTTTCTGAGAGGCTGTCCTCTAGAGATCTCTATGGGGGCTGGCTACAATCCTGTACAGGGAGGCGGCTGCGTTATGTTGCGTAAGGTCAGGCTTTACGGGCAGCTTGCTGAGTTTGTTGGCCGCAAGGTGATTGAGGCTGATTTGTCATCTGCTGCCGAAGCAGTGCGGATGCTGATCGCTAATTTTCCTGAGCTTGACCGTCACATGGCGGATCAAAATTACAGGGTGCTGGTCGGTGATGGCGCGTTGACGCTGGATGATTTGCACAATCCTGTTGGGCAGGAAGAGATCAAGATTGTGCCGGTAATTGTTGGTGCGGGTGGCGACGTAGGGAGAATTTTGGTTGGTGCTGCATTGATTGGAGCCTCGTTCATTCCTGGTTTACAAACAGCATTTCTTTTTGGCACGCAATTAAGCACTATTGCTGGCACTCTTGGAGGTGCGTTGGTTTTAGGAGGGCTTGCAAACATTATTTCTCCGGTGCCCGGTCTTCCCCAGGGTCCAGACACCGTTCAAGATCCACGCAAGTCATTCTCTTTTTCGGGCATTCAAAACACCTCGCGTGGTGGAACGCCAGTGCCGATCGTCTACGGCAAAACCTTGACCGGCAGTGTTGTCATTTCTGCTGGCATTGACACTGAGCAGGTGCAGGCATGACCACGATTATTGGTTCAGGTGGTGGCGGCAAAGGCGGTGGCGGCAGTAGCCGCTCACCTAAAACAACGCCTGATAGTCTTGACTCTCGTCAGTATGCAACGGTCTTAGACTTGATCTCTGAAGGCGAGATCGAGGGTCTTGTTGACGGTAACAAGTCAATTTTTCTGAACGGTACTGCGCTCCAGAACGCACAAGACGAGTTTAATTTTGAAGACGTTACTGTTTACACCCGCAACGGGACACAGGCGCAAACTTATATCCCGATTACGTCTGGGACGGAAAACGAGCGCAGCGTAAATCGTCCTGTTACGCAATTTGTTTCTGTCACTGAAACGATTACTGACGACGATGTTGATGCAGTTCGTGTAACCGTATCAATCCCCTCGTTGCAAAAAATTAACAGCGCAAACGGTGACACGCTAGGTGCAAGCGTTCGCCTAAAGATCTTTGCTCAGTATGCAGGTGGTGGTTTTGGTGATGCGTTGATTGACGACACTATTTCAGGCCGTACTGCTGATCTGTATCAGAAGGATTATCTGATCACGTTGAATCGCCCCAATGCAACCGACAACGTAGACATCAAGGTTGAGCGAGTTACCGAGGACAGCAATGATGCTCTGCTGACCAATGCGTTCAGCTGGTCAAGCATGACGGAGATTAAGTATGCGAAGCTGCGTTACCCAAACAGCGCATTGATTGCATTGCGTGTTGATGCTGAGCAGTTCAGCAGCATCCCGACGCGTAAGTATTTAGTAAAAGGCGTCAAGGTTGCGATTCCTGCTGGCGTCACCGTTGACTCTGATACTGGCCGGATCATCTACCCAGAAAACTTTGTCTGGAACGGTACGTTTGCCGCTGCAACTTGGACATCTTGCCCTGCTTGGATTCTCTACAACCTTTTGACCAACACCCGCTATGGGTTCGGCAATCACGTTGATACCGCACAGATCGACAAGTATGCGTTTTTTGCAGCGTCTAAATATGCAAACGCCTTAGTTGATAATGGCTTTGGCGGTCAAGAGGCACGCTTCAGCTGCAACACCACGATTCAAACAGCAGAAGAATCCTTCAAGCTGGTCAACGATCTGCTGTCGGTTATGCGCTGCCAAGGGTTCTGGGCAGCAGGCAGCCTGACGATTGAACAAGACGCACCAAAGGATGCGGCTTATCTGTTCACCAACGCCAACGTCACGGAGGAGGGATTCAACTACAGCGGCAGCAGCCTGAAAACTCGCCCGACTGTTGTAGTCGTCAGCTACTTAGACATTGATCTGCAAGATACGGCCTACGAGGTCGTTGAGGATCACGACGGTATTGCCAAGTATGGCGTGGTGCGTAAGGAGTTCAGCGCCTTTGCCTGCACCAGCCGTGGTCAAGCTGCACGCATCGGCAAGTGGATTCTGTATTCCGAGAAGTTTGAAAAAGAGGTCGTTAGCTTCACCAGCAGCCTTGATGCAGGGCAGACCGTACGCCCAGGGCAGATCATTCAGATTGCAGATCCTGTGATTTCTGGTGCGCGTAAAGGTGGACGAATCAAATCTGCCACCAGCAACACGATCACTGTTGACGACACAGCAAACACAGACCTGACTTTTGGTGCGGGATCGTTCTTATATGTGATCTTGCCGGATGGAACGGTTGATGGTGAAGTTGCAGACGAAAAGCTGCGCGTCACTGATATCACCAATGGCGTCATCACGGTTGACCGTAACTTCGCGGCCACACCAAACGCCAACAGCATCTGGGTGTTGGAAAGCCTTGGCTTAGGCGACAACAACATTCAGCCAACCACTTGGCGTGTGCTGTCGATTGAAGAGCAGGACAACATGCTCTACACCATCAGTGCTGTTGCCTATAACGCCAGCAAGTATGCGTTTGTTGAAGACGGCGAGGCGCTACAGACACGCGACACCACAAACCTTGATGTTATTCCTGAGCCGCCAGAAGATCTTGAGGTTTTGGCGACGGTGCCAGTCGGTGGAACGGTGCCAACTAAGGAGGTTCAGTTTGTCCTGAATGGTCAGGTTGCCATCAAGATCACATGGCACTGGCGCGTTCCAGCTGGTCAAACCACCAAGCGGTTCCGCGTTCGTTATCGCCACGAGGATGACAACTTCACTGAGGTCATCGTCCAGGGCACAACATTTGACATCCTTGATGCCAAGGTCGGCAACTATCAGGTTCAGGTGAGCTGCATCAGCAGCAGCAACATCCTGTTCAGCAAACCGGCACTGGCTAACTACACAGTCCAAGGTCTTGGCGCTGCACCGAACAACATCCGTGATCTGAGCCTGACGCCAACAACTGACACGTTGGCAATCCTGTCTTGGAAAAAGGTTGATGAACTTGATGTGCAGCTGGGTGGCCGCATCGTCATCAGGCACGATCCACGGGCATTGGCTTCTGCTGAATGGAACGCCAGCAATCGCATTGTGGACAGTGTGTCTGGTATCTCAACGCAGAAGCAGGTGCCGTTGCTTGCTGGAACGTATTTCGTCAAAGCAGAGGATTTCTTGGGTGTTCGCTCTGAAACTGAAACGGCGTTTGAGGTTTCGCTGCCACAGCCTGATGCTCGTTACACCGCCAAGACTTATGCAGAGCACAACCTAGGCACCCCGTTTAACGGCACAAAGACGAACTGCAGTGTTGTCTCAGGCAATCTTGACCTGGTGCCAGACCCATACGTTGCTCTGGGTTATGCCGACAACTTGTATTTCATCGGTGACGGAGGGGCTGAATACCAGTTCCAAGACACCTTTGATTTTGGCGACACGTTTGATTTCATCATCCGCCGCAGCATCGTCAGCAGTCCAACCGAGACAACAGGCGCTCTGTTTGATTCGCGGTCTGGGTTGTTTGATGACGCAACCGGATTGTTCGACGGCACAGTGTCAGACGTGATTAATGTTGTGACTTACGTCAGGACTGCAACAGCTGCATCACCTTCTGAATCTGACTACACGCCTTGGGCTGAGTTTGTTGCTGCTGTGGTGCAGGGCCGTCACGTTCAAATCAAGGCAGAGCTTGAGACCACTGACCAGCTGACCAACGTTTCGGTGGACCAACTAGGTGCAACGCTTGAGCTGGCACGCAGAACTGAGTCAAGCACTGAAACGACTAATGCTGCGGCAACCAGCTACACGTTTGACAATGCGTTTCATCAGGATCCTACAGTCAATATCACGCCATTCGACCTAGATCAAAATCAACACTTCACGTTGTCTAACGTTTCAAAAACTGGATTCACCATTGAGTTTATTCACGGCGGTGGCGGTGGCAGCGTGGCAAAACAGTTCAGCTACACTGCAACTGGATTCGGTCGCGCCCTGTAATGGCTCCTCAGTCAGACCAAACGATTCAGAACGCCACGTTTCCGAACGTCAGGTCTGACATTAACGACAACCTAGAAGCGTTATTTACACAAAGCTCTGGATCGTCAGAGCCGACCACAAAGGTTGCATTCCAGCCGTGGGTTGACACCAGCACATCACCACCAACGTGGAAGATTCGTAATGCAGCGAACAGTGCATGGATCACTGTTGGTGTTTTAGACCCATCTAATTTTCAGGTTGGTGGCGTCACACCGATTGCAAACGGTGGAACAGGCCAAACCACTGTTGCTGCTGCGATTTCAGCACTGCTGCCAAGTCAAACGGGTAACGCAGACAAGGCGCTGACAACAAACGGCACCTCGTTGCTGTGGAGCGTGATTACGTCGTCTTCGTTCACGAAATATACGTTTGCTGCTGGTACGGGCACTGGTTCAACCCGCACGCACACCTGGACTAAACCCAGCAGTGGATCAACTGCGATTGTGTTGATCTGGGGCGGTGGTGGCG